GCCAGAGCCTCAGCGTGGAAGGTTTCGAGGTAGGCCAGAGCCTCAGCCTCAGGGTCAGGGCAGATGCTACCGTTTCTGGAACGAGAGATCATAACGCCGCAGAGGTGATAGGCGAACATATTGTCCGACAGGTCCATAGCGAGATTGAAGTACATCAGGCAGTCTCCTTAATGATGACGAGGGAAGAGGGCTGGACCCCTAAGAGCCAAGCGAAATACTGGATCATCTCATCCAGCTTGGAAGAGGGCACAGAGTCCATAACGGACTGTGCAGAAAAGGGATTGAGGATGGTGTAACTGATTTCTTTCATGGGTGTATTATAACAGGGTTTGAGGGGAGGGTCAAGAACTATTTGGAATCTTTGTTCCAAGGGTGAGAGGCCCAGCACGGGTAGCAGAGGTAGAACCAGCCTACCAGCTTGGAGTGGGAGGCGAGATGGGGACGGTCACATTGGTCACAGATGTTGTGGGTTTTGGTGTTCATATAAGTATAAGGGGCAAAACTCGGCAAACCGAAGGTGATTTCTCTGATTTGTTTTGGGTAGTCCTAAATTTGATTCTGTTCTAAGTGCTTATGGATTCTATACTTAGGCGCGTCCGCGCCGCCCCGAAATCACGAATTTGCAATAAGAAAACCCCTCACTCGCTCGTTTTCTTTTTCAATTGATAATGCGTAGAAAAAGAGCAGGGGCGAGAAAGGGGAAAGGAAAGACGGAGAGTAAAGGGGGAGGACTCTAAGCATTACCTCCAAGCTTCGAACTAAACTGCTTCGGACCACTTCGACATTGCCATACCTCATGCGATTGCACTCTGGGTTCTGGTTGCCAGCACTAGGGAATTTAGTTAACCCTTGTTATGCGACCCGCAATCATGTGCCCATGATTACCTCTCCGAATTTCCAACCCCCGCAGGGAAGAGGTAGCGTTATCGCAATTCTCTCCATTCCCTTTGGGACGCTCTGGGCCTGATGGCTGTTTATACTCGCCCAGACGAGTCTTACCCTTTAGGCAGTAAGGTACCTGTGGTTACCCTTGGCAACGAATTGCCTAGAGTTTTTGTATTTCCGATTCCAAGCGGACTTGGCCCCTGAAAGAGTGCCTGTGTAGCTGTTGCTACGTGAGCGGAGATCGAAGATCGTGTAGACCGAATTGGTAGCACTACCGACCTTGACCATGACTGCGTTCTGATTCGAGCGCACGATGTTGGTGATGTTGTTGAGCATCTTTTCCTTTGTTGTTGTGAGGGACCATTATACCATGGTCCCTCGGAGAATTCAAGCCCCTTCCGAGATTTCTTTAGGGGTGACGATTGAAGAGATCACCGTTTGGATCTCAGAGGTGAGAGCAGCCTTTTGCGCCTCGGCCAAGCCAAGAAGCTCCTGCGCGTCCTCACGGGCTGATTCGATCTTCTCGATCCAGACCTGATGCTTCTCGATGCGAGCATCGAACGATTGGGGACCAGACCCAAGGCCCTTCTTGGCCTCACGAATGTCCTTGTTAACAGTGTCCAGTTGCTCGTAGAGATCGGCAACTGCGGGGTTTGATTTGGCTTCAGCCTTCGCTGCCTTCATTTGAAGGCGAGCCAGCTTGGCCTCTGTCTCCGCGATGATCTCTTGCGGAGTTCTTTGAGTTCGTTTTTCCATGGGTGTATTATACCAAATGGTGGGCTGGCTGTCCAGCAGAAAAGGGGAAAAATGAGGTACGACCCTCATCAACAGGACACATTATACCACGGGCTGGGAGCACTTGCAAGCACTAAATAAAAGAAATGTGGGTACGGTATCGTAAGTTGTTGATCCACAAGGGGTTAGGACGGGCGGGCCGCCCGCCAATCGGGCAATAGAGCCATGATTGGGGGGTTATTGGCTAATTCAAGCCTCCATCGTGTTCCATTCATCGTGAAGGTGAGAGTTGACGCAAATGTCGCGCTCGATCCCAAGACCGAAGCCCACATCCAAGTCCTCTAGCTCTGCAAGGGTAACATACCCCCACTCAGCACCATAGCCAAGGTCACACTTACCGAAGAGGAGCCAAGTATCCATCTCCTCTTGATAGGAACCTTCGGTGATCTCCCAAGTCTGAGAGCCCATCGGGTTGAAGAATTTTACCACCACTTGCTTATCCTCACACGGGATATCTTCGGTGGAGTAGAGAGAAGGCAAAGCCTTTTTGATTTTGTCAGTGAGTAGTTGCATTAGAGAGTCCAGAGAAGGGTGACTGCCACGAAGGCGCAAAGGATAAGAAGAAAGGCTGCGTTGTGTGCAGCGTCGTATTGAGTGCGATTCATGCTCGCTCCTTGTCATTCCAGAAATCAGCCCAAGCCTCACGCTCTTCATAGGCAAGAGCTTGGTCCAATAGAGTAGCGTACCAGTCATCGACAACCTCATCGGTCATCTCTGTCTCGTCAGCCATAGCGTCGAGGACCGCACTCTCCTCGAATTCTGTGATGGCATCTCCAAGGATGAAGCCCATCTCTGCGGTGTAGTCGTTCTTGATCATGCGTCTATTATACCTTGTTTGGGGTGAGGGTGCAAGAAGAATCTCCAAGAAATTTTCTCTTGGCTCTGTTGGTGTACTTCAGGGAAGAAGCGTCCCACTCTTGCATGATGTTAGTGATTGCGATTCCGTAGTTGACCCAATCGACTGAGTGGATCACGATGTTGTCCTGTGAGACCCAGACAGAGCAGATGCCTTTAGGGTCAGAGGGGAGAGCGTCGATGGTGAGCGTTCTGTTCATGTGTGTATTGTACCTTGTTTGGGGTTAGAGTGCAAGCCTTTTCTGTGATTTATTCACACAATCAGGCAGGCAGCAAAGAGGAGCGCGAAGAAGAGCATGTCTAATAGTACTTGTCTCATATAGGTATAAGGGGCAAAACTCGGCCAACCGAAGGTGATTTCCATGATTTATATTGGGTCATCCTAGGGCGCGAGTGTAAGTGCTTATGGGACAAAGGCTTGCGGAAAATTTCGCGTAAAAGGGACTCCTAGGGCTACCCCCAATCCCCCCACACATGGAACCTTATTATCATTAAAGGGGTCCCAAAAAAAATTACTATAATAAAATATGGCACCAAAACTCCCACAACATCCTTTAGAAGTAAATCTCGGTTTCAAAAAATTCCAAATTATTCAGAAATCATTAACCAAGGATAGTTTGTATGGTTGTGTAGAATTTCCTAAGAACACGCTCACAATAGATCCAAACCAATCTTTAGAAGATTATAAATGGACCCTTCTCCACGAAATTTGTCACATTGGTTTTGACCTGTTTGGATTAGGTGATGATGACGAGATGCCCCAGGTAAGTAATGAATATTTAACCACAGTAACATCCAACATGGTTCAAATGTTAGCAGGACTTAATCCTGAGTTATTTAAATTTATTTTTGAGTAGGGTTCCTACATAAAGTAGGAGCTTATTATGGCATTTGGAGATATACCCAGTTGGTACCCTGATCACGAAGACCTTCCTCGTTTAACGAGTTCTGAATGGGTCTGTTGTCCTAGTCTAAACAAGTGTGTAAATCCAACTAATTTATGCCCTGATAGTGGGAGGATGGCAATTTATTTCTCCGAAGCTGACTGTAAAGCGGCTGGACCCCCTTGTGGGCCTTTAAGACCTACATCACCTACGAGCCCTCCAGATAGTCTAGATTGTTGGCGGTGTGTGTCCCCCGCTCGGCCACCCGTGGGAGATATCATGTGGGGGACCGACCAGGATGGTGAGGAATGCGTCCCTGCTTCTTGTGATTCACCAGGAGCGTATGTCTCAAACCGTGAGTGTACATTTGATTGTTATTCGGGTCATCCTAGAACAGAGGATGACTGGGCACTCAGTTATGAGTGCGTTATGGATCCTTTAACAGGAGGCGTAGGATGTCAAGGAAGAGATGATCTCAATGGGGAGCATTCTAGTATTTCTTATTGTATGGAAAGGTGTAAACTAGTAGGAGGTCACCATCCTGAGTCCCCGCCGAGGCCTCCTCAACCCCCCGAATTTGGCCGAGGGTGGACCACTCGCCCTCATCCAGGAGCCTATGTAGGCGCTCCTGGAGGACCGAGTACAGGAGTGTAAATTATGGAATACGGAAAAATATCTAAAAAAATTTGGGAGGCCCTTCGGGCCACTATATAAATATGAGGCGTGTGGAATAAAAGGATTACACCATGGGTGATAAACCAATGATTAATGATAAAGGTTATATAGACGTTAATTCAGCTTTAAAACTTAAGGAAGCTGAGGGGCGCGTCGAGGTAGAGAAAATGAATGCTGAATCTGATGCAAAATTCAGAGAACTTCTTATTAAAGAGAGTGCAAAAGAAACTGCATCAAAACACTTAGCAAAGTTCGCAGGTTTTTACCTAACTTTCCTTGTTTGCATGTTCATTTTTTCAATACAATTTGTGCCTGAAACGAGTATTGCAGTTGTCGCAGGGTTAATTACGCTTGTTGTAACGAATTTATCGACCATTCTTAAAGGAATCGTAGAGAATGGAGACGCTAAGGAAGAAGCGCTTCATGACGAAGCTAAAAAGAGAGGATTATTGAAATGAATTGGTTTTGGGGTTTTTGGTTTAAAGATAAATATAGAACACCGTTTAGTGTTTATAAAATGAGTTTTGCTGAATTACTTATTTTAGGTAGTATGATTTTTGGAATAGGATGCGGAGCTACTTTAGGAATAAAAAGTCTTATACCACAAGTAGAAAAATCTGTTACGGCTGAAAGCGCAATCAAAGGTTAATTCGTATGGCTCAATTTCCTCAATTTCCTCAAGGGCCAGGAGGGCAAGGCTTAGGTGGCGCGTTTAGGTATCACTGCGTGGACTGGGGCTTCAACGCGCAGGCAGGCGTTCTGGAGAGACGTTGTGTTGGGATGTACGGGTCTCGATTTGACGGTCATGCGACTTTGAGTGAATGCCAGACGTTTTGTGAAAACCAAATCAGATTGCCAAAGAGGGGAGATAAGTGGCGTTGTGTAAATACGCTGGGTGTATGGGGATGCATGCCATCACCTCTCTTTGGACCTAACGAAATTCAATATGACACCAAAGATGCTTGCGAGAGCTTTTGTCTTCCACCAACACCTCCTATCACAGGTGGCGCAGCTAGGGAATATTGGGTCTGTAAGGAGTCCCCTGTGACACAAGGATTCATCGGCAAGCTCCGATCATGTGAAAAAGTGTTCGTGAACTATGGCGCTATACCTCCTCGTGGAGCATACAGTACTTTAGCTGAATGTCAAGAAACCTGTCAATCTGACTATGAGAGGAGGGACTCTCCCAGGCCCACAATCCCTCCAAGGACAGGATGAGTCATAGTGATGAGTGGCCTCCGAATCACGGTTGGTGGTGCGATAAGCTCACCTGGACCTGTGTGCCTATGAACGGAGTGGCCGAAGGAATTTATAACACTAAAGAAGGTTGTGAGAGGGTTTGTATTGAGCCTCCGCCGCCTGGGCCGCGCACCCCTGGGTATATTTGCAGGCAGTCGGGAGTTGATCTAACTTACTATGAATGTGTAAAAGTGGCGGATGGTGCGACGTATAAGGATCTTAGGGCCTGCAACGCGAGGTGCGGGAGTCCGCAACCAACGGGGACCACCCCTCGGCCTGTCCCCGAAGATATGGGGTCTAATGATTTTCCTGCGTTTGCTCCCCCAACCACTCCCCAAGGCCATGGTTCTATACAGAAATGGGCCTGCAATGTACGGGACTTAGTATGTACAAAAGACCCTAATGGGATTTATAATACTTTAGCTGATTGTGTTCGTGTATGTCAGGAGCCTTCTACTAGAATAATTGAACGTAGACCAATAATTCCCACTAGATCAGCGAAGCCTGTACAAGAAGATAGAGTTCCAACCCCTCTTCCAACTACCCCTAGAGGAGGAGTTGGGGATAGGATTACCGTACCTACGCGACCGCTAAGAAAGCCACCTCCAACGAGGCCCCCTGGGACGCCAAGGCCAACTAGACCTCTTAAACCTTAAGATTTGAAAAAACAGAACGGATTTCGAAACAAAGACCCTAGATACTGTGAGAAGCTTTCTATAAAACGTAAACTTATTAAGAGGTTGTTTATAGAAGAATCAAAAAGAATACATGGTAAAAACTTTAGGAGATAAACATGGATATTAGTGCTAGAATAAAAAAATTAGAGAACAGGCTTACCAATGCGAGAGGTGGTCATAAAAGAGTTATAGAAGCTAAACTTGGAAAATTGAAGCGAAGTGTTCCTGTTGTGGAAGAAGTAAAGGCTGCTCCAAAGAAGAAGAAAAAGACTACGAAGAAAGCGGCTAAAAAAGATTAAATATCTTTAATTATCCATCCGCTAAGTGTTTCAACTGATTTTAAGCGTTGAGCAAACTCTACTCGATGGTTGCCATCTATTACTTCATATTCTCCGTCTGAATTTTCGTAGACTAGAATATCAGAAGTTTTTCTAGCGTCCCAGGAAGTGTCTTCTATAGGTCTAATTGGTTCTAAAAACCGAATAATATTCTTAAGCGGGAGATTTGATTTATGTATTATTTCAAGTTTTGGCTTCTCTAGCAACGCTGCGTACTTGTAATCCTCCATGCAGTCTGGGTGTTCCCTCCAATCGCCTGTAAAAAATAGCACACTTGATTTATAAATCGCCTGATTTCGTTCTGAAATATTTTTTTCGTAACAGTGCTCCATTTCTAGGTTCATTAATTGAAAATATTTTTCTGTATCTCGTTTTACTTTGTGAGTTAGCAGGTTTTTAACACATCCAGACAAAAAATCCTTAGCTTTTTGAAGAAGTTCTTTATCTCTAGGAGGAGCACTCCCATATAATTTAACGATAGAGCGGATTTTTTCATTAAATTCCGCATTTGTAGGATGAGGCCAAAGGAATTTACTCATTTTTCAACACTTAAAGGAAGTTTTGTATGTCTTATGAAGGAATCTCGATTTTTATGCCACGAATCTCGGCCAACAAGTTCTCCTCTGGAGTTATGTAATATATTTATATCAATTATTTTATTTTTATAGCCTTGTAAGAAGGCAGAAGAGGTATAGTGGAGATCATAGAAGTCCCATTCCCCTGAAAAGTAGGGGGGCTTTGTAAGACTTACAGATTCTATAACTTTTCCTGTTGTTGCTAAAAATAATCCATCTAAAACAACAACTTCGCTAGGTTTTCCATAATAAGTTTCGTATTCTTTTCCCTGTGGGTCTAAGTGGTAGACTCGTCCGTGGTGCTTCTTCATCGCCCAGTGCTGCTGGTTCCACCAAACAGCGTCTCTACCTAAAAGTGACGTTCCTGCGGGGCCTACAAAACCAATTTTATCTTCGGATAATAACTTAATCAATTTTGATTTAAAGATTTCTGGTTTTTCTCTAATTTCTATATCGTCATGACACATGATGATGATATCGTCTTCTTTAGGAGCAGTAGTTAAGTATGCATGTTGGTAAGCGATAAAGATGGAGGAAGCTTTAGGAAGAAGGAATGACTGAATTTCACATTTGGCAAAATAAGAGAGTAATTTATCTGTAGTCTCCGTCATATCCTCTATTGATCGAGTACATATATATGCATAGATGTTCATACTATAATTATAATAGTAAGACAGTAAATTTTATGGAAAAACAAGAATTAATCGAAGAATTTAAGAGATGTAAAGAGGACCCAATCTACTTCATATCTAATTATATCAAGGTGGTCCATCCTATTCGGGGATTAGTACCTTTTAAGCTGTACCCCTTCCAGCACTCAATTCTAAATGCACTAGAGACTAATAGATTCAATATTCTTCGAAAATTTAGGCAGGCTGGGTGTACCACAATTGCAGCTAGTTACGCATTGTGGATGATTATTTTCCAGAAACACAAGCAAGTTGTTATTCTCTCTAAAGGAGATACAGAAGCTACTGAGGTGTTAGATAGAATTAAACTTATGTATGATGAGCTACCGAAAGTTTTTAAACCTGGAATAGCTGAAGATAACAAGCACACGTTAAAACTGAATACTGGGTCAATAATTAAATCCAGACCTTCTGGAAAGCAGTCAGGTCGATCTCTTGCGGGATCGTTGCTGATTATTGACGAAGCTGCATTTATTGAAAATATTGACACTATCTGGGCTGCAGTTTATCCAATTATCTCCACGGGTGGTCGCGCATTTGTACTTTCTACAGTTAACGGTATTGGTAATTGGTATCATGATGTATACACCAAAGCTTTAGAAAATAAAAATTCTTTTAATGCGATTGACATAGAATGGATCGATCACCCAGAGTATAAGAAACAAGAAGGCTTCTCTGAACTTTATAAAGAGATGGAAGAAAAGGGGTTGAACGTGGACGCTTGGGAAAAGACTACGCGAGCAAACATGCCTGTTAAACAATGGCTCCAGGAGTATGAGTGCTCGTTTTTAGGTACAGGGGATACTTATATCGATGGAGAAATTTTAAAAGATGTAGTAGAAAATGTAAGTGAAGATTATTACTCCAAATATAATAATCGAATGAGGGTTTGGCAAGACCCAAAACCTTACTATACTTATGTTTTAGCTTGCGATGTCGCGTTAGGTCGAGACAGAGATTATTCAGCGTTTCATATTATTAACGCCTATAATGGTCAACAGGTAGCTGAGTTTTATTCAAATAAAACTCCTATTAATACGTTTGCGGAAATTATAGGCACTGAAGCGATGCTATATAATATAGCGCACGTAATTTGTGAGCGAAATACTATTGGAAATAACCTGATTGATTGGTTATACACGAACTTAGAATACGAAAACATATGGGCTGATGATCGGGGGTTATTTGGATTTCAGGTTACAGCACAAAACCGAGAACAACTACTAGCAACTTTAGAAGAGTCTATACGAACTAATCAAATTAAAATTAACTCAGGAAGAACAGCAGATGAGCTTTTAACCTTTATTATTAATGAGGGAGGAAAGCCCACGGCAGAAAGAGGAAAGCATGATGATTTGGTTATGAGTTTAGCCTTAGCTATATATTTATATAGAAATTTATTAGAAACTACACCTCTTGAGCATATCTCAAAAATTCCACACAAAGATGGATTACCTATGCCTTCCAAGCAAACGAAATATGCATATAGAGGTTCAAATGGACAAATAGAAGTAGAAGATTTACGATGGCTGATGAAATAAAAAAAGAAGAATTATTAGAAGAAGGTTATACTGAGTTTGGTGGAACCGCAGCGCGAGGAGGCTCATTTTTCACTCCTACAGGTCCTTTAGGGAAGTTCTTTGCTAAATTCTTTGCATCAACAGCGCAGGCAAAAGCCCTTAAATTAATGGACCAAGGTGGTGCCTCTCTTGGTGGGGACACTATTACCAGTACAGATGTAATAAAAGATAATGATCCTTCTCATCCTGCTGTAGGAGGAGTAGCTAGAAATCCTGTTCTTCCTCAAATGGAGATGAACCGTAAGAGACGGTACAAAGAGTATGAGGAGATGGATGAGTATCCCGAAATTGGAGCAGCTTTTGATATTTATGCTGATGACGCTACTCAAAGAGGTCCAAGAAATGAAAGATGGACTATTAATTCTGAAAATTCGATGGTAGTAGATGAGATAAATGCTTTATTTGATAAAATTAGATTAGACACTTTTTTATGGGATATCGTAAGAAATACTGTGAAATATGGGGATTGTTTTACAGAGCTTATTTTAGATGTAAATGAACCACAACAGGGTATTAGGAAAATTAAAATTCTTAATCCTAGCTTTGTTTTGAGAGTAGAAAATGAGTTTGGTTACTTAAAAAACTTTCTTCAAGAAGTTCCCAATAATGAAACATTTAATTATAAATCTACTTATAATACAGAAGAGCCTATTAAGTATATTCGCTTAGACAAAAATCAAATTGCTCATTTCCGTCTTCATACTTCAGATCCTGTATTCTATCCATACGGCAAATCGATTGCCGCTTTATGTCATAGAGTTTTTAGATCGTTAAAAATGATGGAAGATGCTATGATGATTTACCGTCTTTCTAGAGCCCCCGAAAGACGGATTTTTTATGTAGATACAGGTAATCTTCCTACAAGCAAAGCTGAGATGTTTATTGAGCGCATTAAGCAGAAATTTAAGAAAGAAAAATTTTATAACTCAGGACAAGGTACTATAGATGCAAGATATAACCCCTTATCTATGGACGAGGATTTCTTTGTTCCTACTAGGAACGGAGCAGGGACAAAGATTGACACGCTCCCTGGTGCTCAAAACTTAGGTGAGATTGAAGATGTGCGGTATTATCGTGATAAGCTTCTTGCGGCGTTAAAGGTTCCTAAAGATTATATTGTAGAGAAGGACTCTTCTCCTGAGCGCAAGGCTAACCTCTCTCAACTTGATGTTAAGTTTGCAAGAACAATTCAAAGAGTTCAAGTAAATATACAAGTTGGATTAGAAAATATAGCTAAACGCCATCTTCAATTAAAGGGATTTCCTGCTTTATTGATTAGAGAACTAAGGATTAGACTACCCGAGCCTTCTGATATGTCTGCAAAGAGAAAGCTCGATTTAGACGAACAAAAAACTAGAGTTATAGCAGCAGTACAGCAACTAGGACTTTTCTCTAAAGATGAGATCTACAGAGAGTACTATGATATGACAGACGAAGAAATTGAACGAATGAAAGACGAAATGGAACAACAAACGAAAGAAGAACAAGATCAACAATCGGCTGATGTCGGAGCGGCACAGATGGCTGGGCCAGGGTACGGAGAGGCAGGAGGACAAGAGCCTGCGGAAAATCAACCCCCAACAACTACTACGGCAGAAGAACGAACACAAGGAATAGAGTCGCTTATTGGTAAAAAAACTCTAAATGAAAAAAAAGAAGCGATCCTATATAGAATCCTTGAAAAACAGAGAAGTAATTTAGAAAAAATAAATAAATAGCTTATCTATATAAAACAGTAGCCCATTTTTTGGGGAGATTATTATGTTTTCGAATATTTTTGAAGAAAGAGATAAAAAGATTTCAATTTTGGTTAAGTTAGGGGACTGCTTAGGTAGATCCCTCAGAGAGAATGTAACTTTGTTTTCCTTAGATGGAGCAAACGAAGAAGTAAGCTATCTTACTGAAAGTGATAAAGTTATAACAGGGAGATATAATATCGGAAAAGATGTAGTCTTTGAAGAGATTAAAGTCCAAGACTCTTCTATTTTTGAGGATGAGACGTTATACGATCAGTATGTAAATGAAAAAATACATACATTGATTGAAAATGTTCACTATACAGAGTTTAACTCTGCGGAGACGGCATTTAGTGACCTTCTCTCTTTGTGGGAGAATCGTATTAAATTAGATAATCTTCAAGTTAAATTACATAATAAATCTCAAAAATTATCAGAAAATACTAGCATTACTTCTGCTCCTGAATTTGCTCGCTTACTTGAAATTACTCCTCAACTTGTAGATTTTCTGAAAGAAAACAGAGATGAGATTATTACAGTACCTGAAATTAGAAACGGGATTACCTTATCAAACACTGTCGCCGAAGCCTTCGATTTCCCAGCACTAACTCACGAAGAGTTAGAGGAAAAAAAGAGTTATATTCTTAAAGACGGAGTTAGTGAGTCAATCTATGAGATGATTTGCCGTCAAGAACTGGTTAAACGAGAATTATTAGAATCTAAGCAAGAATTTAATCTTGTATGGGCTTCTAATTCTTCAGTTAAAAAACTTGCAAGTATGATTTTTGAAAGTGATGAAAAAATTGTAGAAACTATGTGTGAAGTTTTTCAGGAAGTTCCATACATTGCAATTGCTTCTAAAAAATCTTTATTTGAAACATTTTCTAACTGTTTAGGAGATGCGGATGGTCTAGGGGTGTCGGAAAAGGACGTTCAACAGTTTTCAGCAAAAATCTTTGAATATAAAAAAGAAGTAAAAGATAACTTTATTCAAAGCATTAATGAGAAGTATGGAGTAAATATTCAAAATCTTCAAGAAGTTCCTAGCTTTAAAAGTTTAGTGAATACTCAAGTTGTTATTTTTGAAGCTTTATCACGGCTTACTCCTAAACGAAGTATTTTAAAACAAGTTCTCTCTGAAGTAGCCACTTCTATGAAAAATAAAGGAGGGGTTGAGAGTATCGATGTTAATGAGTACTTACAGCAACTCTTTACGGAAGCTTCTTATAGTGAGCTTTTAGAAGCTACAAAAACCTTAGGTCGTTACTCTAAAGTTGATTTTAAAAGAGTTTCCAAGGACTTAGGAGATATGAAAAAGACTATGGACTCGTTAAAAGATCAAGTAAAAAATAATGAGGAGCCAGAGTACTCGTCTGATGAGAATGTTGATCAGAAGAAACTTGCTAAATCCGAGAAAGAAGATACAGCTTCTGAAGAGCCTAAGTCGCCTGTACAAGACAAAGCGGCTGCATCATCAGGACCTCTAGAGCAGCCTGAGGAGACTGCTGCGGAGGACGCTCCAGGCTCCAAAGAAGAGCCTTCAGCTATGACTCAGAACGATGTAATTACGGATATTGCTTCTCTGGAGAACATGGTTGCAGATATTACACAAGAATTAAGTGGAAACTCCCCTAAAAAAACTGAAGAAGAAGAAGAAGAGTAGGAACAATCTAGATGGGAAATAATAAGACAAACATTGTCTATTTTATATTAGACAGTGAGAATAATCCCACAGAATTTGCTGCAATTGACACAGGCTCTTCTGAGTTTATGGATCCAACGAATCTTGATCCACAAACTCTCCTCTTAAGGGAAACCGTTTTTGATAACTCAGGTTCGTGGGGAACTCATTCAGTAAGTGCTGGAGTAGTTGCGTCTGTAATGAGTACTTCCTCGACGGTTTATAATAACTCGGGTGGCTGGGGTGGAGGCGCAAGTGCTGACGAGTATGGAGCAGCGCACGATACTGTTCAGGCTTATTCAGGAACATGGCAAAAGATAACAGGCGTAATTGATAATGTTGGGCCTGTATCAGCTAATATCGCTACTAATACAGGTAACATTACTACTAACGCAGCTAATATCAGCGATAACGCTGATAACGTAGCAGTAGTTGGGGGTGTATCAGGAAATATTGCTACTAATACTACTTTAGTTGGAGGTGTAATTAATAACCTTAGCCCTGTATCAGCTAATATAGGATCTACAGCTAGTGCTGACGAATATGGAGCGGCACATGATTCCGTAGCATCGTGGTCTGGTTTCGATCCTTATGGAGGTGCTGGGTGGATGGGAGCATGGTATAGAGTTTTCTCTACTTCGGCTGCGTGGAACTCAACAAAGAGTACGGTAGACGCTAAGGAGGCCGATTGGGACTACGCTGCGACCACAGCCGCAAGCGGCGTTACACACGGCTATGGGGCTCTTTCTGGCTCAATGCAACTTAATGGAGGAGGAAGCTTCTCTGCTATTGCTATAAGTTCTACAGGAGATAGTACTTTGAATTATTCTGTTCCTTCTTTTGATCACGGAGCAGAAAAGATTGCGTGGAGGTTACCTGCGCTCATCAGAGACGGTGCAAATATCACTATTCCTGGTGGGGATAATAATTTATCGTTTAATTTAACGAGTGGCGGAAAGAGTAATCTTATAGCTAGTGGGATAGAGGCTAAGTCTATTGAGACAGGTACTTTTACCTCCAATGCTACATCAGTGGCTCTAGGTGTTGGGAATATTACGGTTAGTGCGTATGCCTTAGAAGTAGGGGAACCTACTGCGTGTCCTATTCCTAATCCCTTTGGATATATTCAATTAGATTCAGATGATGTTGCCTCATCCGACGAAAAGAATTTAGCCTATTCCAATACTCCAACTTCCATTATTTCTAACACAGATGATATTACTTGGGATGATACTAACAAATACTTTGTTTGCGCAGCAGCGGGAACCTATGAAGTTGTTGGGGTTGTTATTTTAGAGGGGGGATCCTCTCTAGTTGACCTTTCAGTTAAGAGAAATGGATCTGATGTTTTGGTAGGGTCCCCTAGAGTTCATGGCACTGTCGATCCATTGGAACATACAATTAGAGCGGTTTTCACTATGACTGCGGACTCGAACACTAATATTACATATGAAGCTACAGGAGCGGCAACAGTAAACGCTATCACAGGTTCGACAATGACGGTTAAAAGATTAAAATAATGGCTACACAAGATAAAAAAAACGTACTCTCGAAAGAAACATTAATGCCGATGGGTATGGTGGTTGCCCTTTGTGGAGGTGTAGTTTGGATAAGTAGCCAGCTTACTAATATTAATTATAAGCTAGATATGTTAGAGAATAGTCTGGACGAACAGTGGACTCAACGAGATATGGAGAATTGGGGACTAAAACTTAAATTAGAGAACCCAGAGATTATAGTCCCAGGAATAGTAGAATAATAATAATAATAATGAAAAAGTGGATG